AACGCCGACGATGAGATGATCGTGCCTGTGACAACTGGCTGACCAGTTGAGTTAATGACAAATGTACCGCTGCCGTTAAAAGACATAATTATTGTTCCTCAGTCTGTTGACCTAGTTTAGTTGCAAGCATACGCAATGTGTAGGGGTCTAATGGCAATTTACCCGTGTAATTTTTCAATGCGTCAGACAACATTTTTGTTGTTCCTGCTGCTTTACCGCCGTAATATGCTGCCTCACCGACAAGACGTGGCGAGCTTGCTAAAGCGCCTGCACCAACCGCTGCAAGTGTTGCTGGATTTGTTAACCCACCCAAAAATGCTGCACCCCCTGCTGCGCTAGGCAATATACCGCCTTGGATGCCTCGTGGCGTTTTTGAACTGAGCATTTGCCCTGCAAGTTGAGGAAACAACGTATCAGCGCCAGGCACTCCAGTTGCTTCCAATTCCCTAGCTAAATCTACTCTGCGCCCGTAGTTAGTGTTTGCATTATTACGCAAAATGGATTGTAGTTTACGAACTGATGTATCTACGTTAGCGTTTTTGTTTAACGACAATGTGCCTTGAATATCTTTTAATAAAGCACTAGCGTTTTCATAATCGCCCATTACTTTTGCATACTCAGGCGCTTGTTTCACAATTTCATTTTTGACAGCGCCATACAATTCATCCGCCACTTTTCGAGCTGGCGAACCATACGGTTGTGATTGTTGAATGTCGCTAATTGCTTGTTTTAGTTTGTCAAAACCTTCAACAGTTCTAAAAATAGCAGGATCACCAACTTTAAATTCTTGAATTTTGTCTGCAATTTCTCTTAAAGTAGCGGCTGCATTGCCACGAATTTCAATACCGTTAAATGTGCCAATTTTTTCAGCTTTTGAAACTGCTGCATCAATTGGCGCAAAATCCAATATTGCTTTGCTTCCCGTAGCGCCCGTCATGCCAGAGGTGTATGCGTCAGAACGATTTTTATACAGTTCTGCAACAGCGTCTCGTGCCGTGCTAACAACATTTTCAATTGGCGCATTGCCACGCATTTGTTCTAAAAACGCATCTGCTTTTGTGCCACCTGCCATGCCTGCTTTTGCAGCTTCACGGATCGCTTCTGCACCTGCGCCTGTTGACAAACCTAATGACGGTGTAACTAACGCTTCAGCTAATTGAAACGGTTTTGTAACCGCTTTTGTTGCAATGTTTAATGGATCAATTGTGCGCCCTATTTGAGCCGTTGTTTGACCTACCTTTGCAATTCCTGGCACTTTTGCCGCAACAGAACCGCCGCCTGTTAGCAAAATTGACATATCGCCCATGACGCTAACAGGATCGGTTGCTACAGCTTTTTTAAAGCCCTCTAGAGTGCCATATCTTTTAGCGTACTCACCGCCAACAGCGTTAGCTGCTTGCACCGCACGTTGCGATGCTTCAGGATTAGATTCAAATTGGTTAACAAAATCAACTACTTGTTTTGGCAATAATTTTTGTAACGCACCAGCACCAACATCCAAAATACTGCTTGCAGTTGCTATAGGATTTGTAACTGCTTCGTATAGCTCTCTGCCATACTTTCCTGCGCTTGCGGGAAGATTTGTTATTGCTCCGTATGCAACATCGCTTAAAGGCATTTGTGCAGGTGCAGCATTTACTGGTTGCGTTTGCGCTTGTGCCTGAACAGGAGTTAATGCAAACTCTGCGTTCAATGATTCAAACGGGTTGGCTTGTCGTGTTTGTGCTTGAGGCGCAACGCCAAGTCTAAATTCTTCGTTTAGCGCTTCAAACGGATTGCTTCTTGGGTTAGCCATAGGTGGATTCGCATCAGACGTTGTTGTTTGTGCATACATTCGATTTGGATTAAGTTTGCCCATTACAAACTCATTTGATTGACGAGGTTGTGGGTACGGGCTTGATGGCAAACTTGCCCAGATTGGCCCAGACTTTTTTATCGCAGATTCCCAATTGCCTTGCAATACGTCAGGAAGAATCCCTCGCTCTTGCAGTAAATTGACAGCCGCCAAGTCTTGACTACGCTCACCAAAATCAGGCAACCCTAGCTTCTTTGCTTGCTCATCCCATGTATTTGACAGAAACTGATAACGACCTGCTGCCGTTGTTTTGTTTGGTCTGCCAGTTGTTTCAGTAAAATCAAATAATTGTCTAGGATGGTCAACCAATGATTCAACCTTGCCGCCACCAAACAGCGTGTTATAGCCGTGTTTAGTAGTACCCTCTGCCGCAGAAATCATGTCCAAAAAGCTACGGACATTAGGATTGTCTAATGCAGGCAATAGGTTAGCAACAGCAGGATTGACTTGGTTTTCCATTAACGAATACCGTATTTTTGAGCCAATGTGTAAGTGTTACCAGCACGATCAGTAAGCGGCACTTCAAACATTGAGCCAGCAATCTTGCCCCATTCGTTCGTGATGGCAGACAAATTGTTACGCAATTCAGGCATTGACGCTGCTTTCTGATAATAACCAGACTTACGCTGATCTTGTATAGCCTTAGCTTCAGCAACATCAAGCAAGAACTGGTTGGCTTGAGGCGTGTTTTTAAGCTGTGCGTAAGTCTTTTGAATGTTCTCAAAGTCGGATTTGGTTTGAACACCTTTTTGACCACCTAAAGTGTCCACAAGACTTTCATAAATCTTAGATTCAAACACTTGAGCATTTGTAGCAAATTTAGCAGCGTCTTTAACTCCAAGTGTTGCCAAAATACTTGCAGCGGTTTTTTGTGCGTCAGTGCCAAATCCGGTTGTTAAATCAATACTTTTTAACACTCGAATGTTGTTCATAGCGTTTTTTGCTGCATCACCTGCAAGTCGAGCAGGTTCAAGCTCGCCTGTAATCCATTGCTCGTTTAATTTTGTTCCAGCACTTACAACAACTGGATTTTCAGCCGTAACAACAGGTTGTGTATTTGCTTGTGCGCCACCCATTCCTTGAGTTGGCAATCCCATGTTTGCCGCTTGTGTAGTTGCTACGGTTCTACCTGTTTCTGGATCAAATCTTGTTGCAGGGGTAGTTTGTGCGCCACCTAAGCCTTTGGCATACGCTTGTGATTGTTCAATTGCTCCTGTTGCTTGCGTGTAACCCGGCAATACGCTTGATTGTCCCGTTGTTGGGTTAATTTGTATGCCGCCTTTTGGAGCAATAAACGTAGGTCTGTTTGCGCCAGCAGGAACAAGTGAAGCGCCTTCACTAACAATATTAGGCGCAATGTAATTTAGTTTTGCCAAGTTACCTTGCATAATTGCTTGGTGTTGTGGCGAACCCGGCGCAAACCCAGAAGCAGCGGCAATTTTTTGAATTTCAGCAGGTGCGCTGTGCGTACCTAAAGCGGTAGCATAAGCCTGTGGGTTAATCATGTATTGCATCATTGCAGTTCTAGCGTCCATGCCAGCAGGAATTGGCATTGCAGAGCCTGTGCCTGTCTGTACGCCTGTCATACGAGCTGCGTTCGTGTTTGTTGGGCCAACATCGCCTTGCATTGCGCCACCAGTCAGCGCCATGTCTCTTGCTTGCGGTTCAGTTGTGCCGCCACCAACACCAAACATATTTTGCACTTGTTGCATTTGTGCAGAAGAAAGTTTGGATTGTTGCTCAGGAATCAAATCTGATGCTCTGCGACCAACATACGCTTTTAGCAGTTGTGCTAAACCCTGAACAGGACTAGGTGGCACATAATGCCCAGACACCATTTGACCTTGCGGTTGTTCTTGCAAAGCCTGTTGCATCAAAATGTCTGCATAACGCTGATTTTGTGCAAGTTCGTATTGTTGACGAGCAACGTCAGGCCCTAGCATTGCAGCCATAGGGTTCATTGTTTGAGCAATTGGATTAGCCATTTTAAATTATCCTATAATTAACCAAACAGACCTTTAAATGTCCCCGCTGGAGACATAAGCGCTGCCGCCCCTAACCCAAACAATCCTTGCATCCCTTGTGCATTTGCAGCATTTTGAGCGTTTGCAGCACCTAGCTGACCTTGATATTGCGCTTGCGTACCCGCAAAGGTTGGCGCTGGTGCGACCGATGTACCCTGATAGCCTTGGAATTGCGGCAATTGAATCTGTGAGCCGCCCATAAGCCCAATAATTTCATTGATTGGTTGCGCCCGTAATGCCATATCTTGCGCTAACTGCTGTTGTTGTGCGGTATTTTGAAACTGAGCCTTATTTAAACCTTGGCTAAACTGAGTGCCTTGGGTTTGCATACCTTGACCGTAATTTTGACCCATTGCGGTGTTGTACAGCCCTGCGCCAGCTAATTGCGCTTGATTGCCAAATGTACCAAGCCCAAGCAATTCGTTGATGCTTTGATTGCGAGCCGCCATATCAAGGTTAATCCCTTGCAACGCAGCTTGGTTATATAAATCGTTTTTGCTCATCTCACGATTGCGAAACGCTTTGTCGTAAGCCTCTGTGCCAGGCGCTAGACCTTGGTTTGCCAATTGCTGTCTAAACGACACATCGCCAGCTTGTAACGTAGGATTCAAACGCTGCAAGATCAATTCTTGAGCATTTGTTCCCGCATTGATTGGCATTGCTGCCACGCCGCTTGTGTCAATTCCGTACTGCAATGGCACACTTGTCTTAGCCATAAAATTGGCAGCATTTGGCACTTCGCCGTAGCCGCCAAAATCTTTTTTAATATCCGTTGAGGTTGGGACAAAGGGTTTAGATAGCGTGTCGTAAGCATTAGCAATGCCGACTTCGCCCAAGTTAGCCAAAGCCGTTTGAACACGCTGTTGTGATTCTAGCGTCTGCTGCGCTTGTGGGGTCAGCGTTTGGGTAACAGTTGGCTGACCGCCGCCCGTCATAAAACCTTCACGGGTTGGCGCAGCACCTCGTTTTGCTTGTGCGGCATCGTAGCCTGCTTGATCAAAATATGTATAACCTGTGCCAGCATCACCAGAACCACCGCCTGTCTGATAATACTGATTACGGTCTACATTACCAGCATTGTATTTAGCCAACGCCGCATCATAAGAGGCTTGGTCAAAGGTTGGGTTTGAATAAGTGACAGTCTGATTGCCAAACGGCGTATACATATTGGGGTTCGACATAACATTGGATTGCCGAGCCGCAGTAAGGTTATCAATCCCTTGCTGTTTGGCTGCGCCGACATAATCTGGCACTGGTGGCGTACTAACTGACTTACCCATAACGAACCCCTAAAAATCGACAATTTTCTTTTGTCATTGTCAAAAATATAATGTCACCGTCCTGCGAACCGTCAACGATTCGAGCTTCCTCGGTAAAACCCATATTTGTTACTAATTTTATACTTTTAACGTGGTTAGATACCACTGGAACAATAATTTTCTTAACATTACAAACATTAAACGGATAATCAAAAATCGCTTTTAAATACGCTTTTGTCAGTCTTGCTTCAATTGCAATGTGACAAAATATTGATGCCCGATTCCAATTTTCGTAAATTACGCCTGCTACCATCACGCCATTTTTTTCAAGCCCAATGGCACTACTTGTTTTTGAATAAAACTCACCTGCAATTCGATCCGCAACCCAAAGACCAACTTCAGCGCCTTGGACTATATGCCAGCCCACCCTTGTTGGTACACAATGTCCGTCGATGCCCATAGAATTGTCGTTCCTTGACTTGCAGTCTTAAACTGTGTGCCAGCGCAATATCCTATGCCAGTCACGCCCTGCCAATTGTTTGTAATAACCGTGTCCGTAGCCCAATACGCCACATCCCACAACGCTGTGTCCCACTTGGCATTGACCTGAGGACTAAAACTTAGCGCCGCAGTTGTGTCTGCTAAATCAAAATCCATGTTTAGCCCGACAAATATCGACGGTGTGCCGTTTGTAAAGATTGACGGTCTGGCACGGGTAAAATACTTTTTGTAGCCACGAGCATCAAAGTAATTAAACGCCTGCAACGCATAGCCGTTTATGTCGCTTGTGTCATCAGCGTAGTTATCATCCCACGCATGGGCAACAAATCCATTGCCACCCCAATACGGTTCATTGTTAAAAATCACCCAACAGTTAGCGTATTGACCAGTAAAGTTGCACCACGCTTTTGTAATGTTATTCATTACATATTGCTGTTGTTGCCCTTCCGCAACAGGCACATTGACCGTCAAAGCGTTGTGTTGCGGGTCAAAGCTAATATCCCACCCAAAATTACCGCCATATTGTTGCGTTGCGGCAGTAAATGCGCCCTGAATTTTGTCCGATAACGCAACCCGTGGGTCAAGTCTAGATGACTGAAGGCTTGCAGCAAGAGGGTAAAGACCGTTGTAAGTCAAAACAAGTATGTCACCGCCGTATTTCAACAGGCATCGCTTGCCAACGGGCTTACCAAGCCTCCAAACGCCCACTAGCGCCCATTTATCAGAATTTGTTGGATCAGTACCTGCGTAGACAATAACCTCGCCATTGGACGTTATAAACACTAGGTTATCGTCCACACCGTAGCCTGCGTCTAGCGTCCATGTCCCAACCGACACAAGATAACCGCCAAGCTGGGCAACCGAACTAAGATCAATATAATTCGCTGCGCCTGCAACGCTTAATGTACCTAGATACCACGCTTTTAATGTCGAGGCTTGCGTAAACCATACTTGGTTTTTAAATGTGGTGATATTGCTTAATGTGCTTGCAGTCACGCCCGTAATCGTTGGGTTTGTCCAAACCGATCCGTTGTACAGTAATGGCGCATCCACGCCATTGACCGCCATAATGTAACCACCAGCGGGTGTTGTGACGTTGACGTATTCCCATTGAGCGTTGGTCAAGCCTGTTCTTACAGCTGCGCCTACCGCACCGCCCGCCGTACAGTCATAAATTGACGTTCCCGCAATGGCAAACAGTTTGTCAGTCGCACCGCTTGAGTACGACATAAGCGTTTGAACTTGACCCGTAATACCCGTTGAGTATTTTGTATAGCCACCACGCAACACCACATTGTTGACGGTGGGAAACAAATTGGTCAATTGAACCGCATCAAGCACATCCATGTTTGCAATGGAGTCCCGCACGTTCCAACCGCCAATGGGGGCGGGAAGTGACTGAACCCGAGCCGCTTGGCCTTGAATCAATCGGCTTGCCATTAGTTTGTCCCGTAGCCAGTATCAGGGATGTTGTCGTATCCAATCAAGACTGTGCCTGGGCGTGGTGCAAACGACAAGTTAGCTGCCGACATATCCTGCGCCCGAACAATCTCAAATTCTTCAATATAGTTGCGATACATCGCCGTGGTATCAAAGCCTTTAGCCTCAAAATACTTCAGCTTTGTAGCCAATACCATTAGTCGATCAGGGTAAATGCAAGTATCCGTGTCAGCAGTAAAAGAATTCTTTACTACATTTGTAGAAGATAATGCCCAACCCTTTGAGCGGTACTCGTAGCCCAAAAGTTCATTTGTAGAAACGCCAGGCCAAATTTGGAAATATTTGCCCAACAAGCGCCAGCGAATCCGTGGGCCTGTAGCGATAAAGCCTGAGAGCAACCATTCCCATTGCTGTGGGCTTTCTGGCCCGAGCATCTCCCAATGCTTTGACTTATCCCAATGGGTGCGAGGAACTGTGGATTCGTAATCTGAGGGCAAGTCATATTTCACTTTTTCAAAAGTGATCGAAGTGCCTACATACGTCCCCGTGGAGGGCAAATTAACCGTAACTTGTGTGGCTGAATCAACCGACTCAATATAGCAAGCATTTGAAATGCCGTTGCCTACAACCTGATAAGTTGTATCAAGCCCAGCAGTCGATGGAATATTGGTAATCGTGTATGTATTTTCGGTTACATCACCCGTTGTTTGGGTAAAGACCGTGGTAAATGTGTGCTGCTTGGTTAATTCCCGCCAATCGTGCTTTCGCAAGAACTCATAGCCAGCAGCGTTCATCAACGCCAAGATTTGAATTACATCTTGGTTCGTATTCGATGCCACAGTAGTTGGCGTGGATACACCCAATTCATTAGTAACTTGGGTGACTAGCTGTAGCATCGTTGATGACATTTATTCCTCTTTTTTTGGCCTCCCAACCTTTTTGTCTGCCAACTGAGCCATCAAAGCCGCCATTTGCTCCTTCATTTGAGCAAGCTCTTGCTTAGTGTTTTCAATCTCAGTCTGACTAGAAGATTGGTTTTTAACTGCTAAATAACGCCTTGCTAACTCTCGCAAGCCCGTTGCACCCATGCCAACTCTTTGCAATTGGCTATCGGTAGCTGTAGCAACTTGCTCAACGGTCTGAAACTTAAAGATTTGCAATTCTGCCATCTGCATATCGTTAAAGTTATCAGGATCGTCTTGTACCCATTGTTTCAGAGGCACACCAATAACTTCTGCGTTATTGTTTTGCATCTGAAAGTGTAACCACTGGCGAGGAAAACGCTTTTTATGATCTTCCCGAACAGGTTGTTCAACAATGTTCGTCTTATCGCCAGGTACTATGATTCTAACAAATGGCTTTTCTTTATACGGTTCTTTGTCGTAAACGTAAAATTCAACGTGCAAATGGTTGTCTGCGCTGTGAATATCGCTGTCTAAGCCCAATTTATGCCCCTGTGATTGAAACCCATGTGGTTGCGGAAGTTGCTGCCAACAAGATTGTTTTTGTGTTTGCAACAGTTACGCTTGCCGCAGCTGCGTTGATTGTACTATTTGTGTCGTAAGGATAAACGGTAATTGTTTGACCCGAATTGTTACAAATAATGACTTGTGCGCCAACTTCAGTCGGTGGCAACTTAACGCCAGTCGATGCTGCTGAAGTCGTAATCGTGTTGTTTACGGCTGAAAGCTGTAAAGCAGTTGCTGCTGTAGAACCTAATGCAACAAGTCCAACAGCGCCATTGCCGCAAATACTTTCAGCAGTTAATGGCGAATTGCCTGAACCCATAATTCTTGATGGAAATGCCATGATAGTCCTTAAAGTTTAATTACTCATCGCTTTTGCCATTTGATGCAAAAGCCCATCGCCACACACTTCAATCGTAACGTCATCAAAACCCGCTACGACATTCTGAAAATCTGTCACCTGTTGTGCCATCCAAGGCGCACATTTGTATTTTACATCGTTAATCATAGCGTCAATCACTCGTTCTGCGTCATTACTTTCTTGCTTGTAAGCATGGTGTTCGCCATTTCTATAGCTTGAATCCATACCAAACATGAAAATACGCTCAAAACCTCGCAATTTAGCCAATATCAACGACAAAATGCCAACAGTCGTAAATCCGCCCATCAAATGAACTGGACGAGCTTTTTCATGCTCAAGCAATTCATAAACGCCAGGTGTATTAGCGTGAACTAACACAACTTTATAACCTTCCAACGCATCAAATACCGCATCGTCGCATTGGCTTGTAATGTAAAACATAGTCGATTGCTGTGGATTCTGAACAAACCTCACGTTCTCTGGTCTAGCGTCAAGCATCACCATTACATCAGGGATAATGCCTTGCCCGATCAAATGATCGTAAGAACCGTTCATTGCCCATACTTTTGCGCCGTTTTGGTGACGAACCCTTAACTGGTCAATCGTGTCAACCAGACTTGGCCCACCACCAACAAGACAGACGCTGCCTTGGCGTGACTCGTCAAAATCAAACCAAGGCAGCGACCTTTTTACGGATCGCTGCACATTGCCCAACAAAACGTCAGGCTCTGTGTTTCCAACTACATCAAGAACAGCTTCAATCATTTAGGTGATTTGCGACTGGAGATGCGGACGGTTGATGGTAACGGTAATCGTTGAAGTCGTAGAAGTAACGGTAGTCAAGTTTGCCGAACGAGCAGCAACAACTTGCAGACCAGCACTTGCCAAGACTTTGACACGACCAGCTGTAGCCGACAAGAACAAAGTGACGTTAGGTGCAACAGTAACGGCTGTTTTCTTGATGACTGCATTACCAGAGATTTGATACCAACCGTATTGACCTGCCGTGCAAGCCGACATAGCGACTGCAACTGGCACGTCTTGAACGGCAGTGTTGACAACCAAAGTTGTTTGGTAAGTTGTAGCGTTGTAACGCACAACAGATCCAACAACAGTTGATGCCACGCCTAGCAACAGGATGAATTCACCCTCGCCGTAGACTGGATCAAATGCACGAACAATGCTACCCAAAACTGCTGGTGGCGCAACGATAGTTGTACCGCCAGCTGTAACTACTGTTTCGTTAACTTCTGCAATTTGCTGAAGTCCCAAACGTGGTTCGTTAAATGTATATGCCATGATGGTTTCCTTTAAGCGATCAGAACGCCGCAGAATTGCGGGCCTGAAGAAGTGAGGTTCCCGGCAAATCCAATCAACTTGACGATAGCGTCTTGGTTGACTGCTTGACGCTCGCCGCCGATTGGCACAAAGTTACGATCAGCGTGTGGACGGAACATCATGTACTTGGTGTTCAAGAACCACATATGGTTGGCAGTTGCATCGTTACCGATACCACCGTCCAGAACCACATCAGATGCCATACCTGCGCCGTAGTATTTCAACGATGCAAAGCCTGCGCCAGCTGACGAATTGCCGCCATCTGTGATGCGCTGGATCGACTGCAACGATTGCAAATACAGTTTGTAATAGTTGTTGTCGCAAACAATCAGATCAGGTTTGTCTGTTCCACGAATCAACTGAACAGCTAGAGCATCCATGTACGCTTGAATGTTCGATGCCGAAACAGCAGAGCCGCCATCAGTCACGCCAGAGTATTTCTGCGAACGCCAGAACGAGAACGATGCACGGTTAATGCCGCCGTATGTTCCGGTGCTAGGTGCGTCAGGAACAGCAGCGCCAAGGCCTGTGATGTTCTTGCCGCTGTTGCCAGTACCGTCAAGGTAAATGTCACCAGAAATACGGTTAGCCAACTGAGCTTCAGCAACAGCCATACGACCATCGAGCAAGTCGATAATCGCTTCTTTGCCGCTGTTCTGGATCATTTCCAAACCAGAAATCGACACAGCTGCTGCGTACTGAGTAATCGAGAACTGAGCCGCCGAAATTGGCGAGTTCTGCGACACGTTTAGCACTTCGTAGCCAGAGTACGAGTTGGTGTTGTCGGTTGCGCTGTCGTTATACATGATTTCTTGCAAAATCACGTTACCGCCAGAAAAAGTCTTTACGTTGCCACGCTCTTTGAGGCGGCGCAGTAAAGCGTTGTTGTTTGTTACGTTGTCAGCAAGTTCACCCGTGCGGCTTTGAATGTTAGTCGCAATGATGTCGCTGATCGAGCTATTGGCAAATGCCATAGTAATCTCCGATTAGGTTATCAAAAACGCTCGCTCATGTTGTCAAATTGTTCCATGAGTAACGAACGCCTATCTTGCGCTTTGGTACTCGTTGCCGCCCCTGGTGTGGAACTTTTAACGCTGACCGCTGCCGCCCGAGCTGCTTTCGCTGCTTTGTTCGATGCTTCTCGTTTTGCTGCATCTGCTGCGCCCTGTGAGGCTTGCTGGTGCTTTGTAAACAAGTCGTTATCTAGGCGTATTGCTTTTTGGTAAGCATCATCTAAGTCTTGAGCCACGCCGCTGTTGAGCAACTGGATCATTATTGGACGAGCTTCCTCAAAATACTCTGCTTTTGTTTGAAATTGGTTAATTTCTTGCAAAAGCGCTTGATTTTGTGCTGCTTCCTGCTGTTGCTTCCAATTTAACACTTCGCCACGAACTTGTGCAAGCTCATTTTGAATAGCGTAAAAGTTGGGATCAGTAGGTTGCACCTGCACATCGCCCATATTGATCCCGTATTGTTGGGCTAATTGGGCAAAATACTGTTGTTTTTGCTGTGGTGTTCCGTGGCGCAGAACATTGTCAGCTTCCATTAAGGCTTTGACCGCTTGTGGTGCTTCAATGCCCAATCCACGGATATTATTCATGTACGGCTCAAGGGCTTGCTGCATTTGGTCAGCAAATTGAGCTTTTGACAGCAAAGGTTCAACCCCCGCCCTCATTTCTTCTTCACGCTTCCAAGCGTATTCTTTCAACTTTGGGTCAGCCGTTGTCCAGGCTTCGTGGTAATCCTTTTTCCACGATGCGGGGGGACGCTCCCAAACGGGTGGCTCTGGCGCAGGCTCTGGCTCAGGCTCTACTTGCGGCTTTACTGCCTCGACTGGTGCTTCATTCTGAACTTCGTCGAACTGCTGTGACAGTAATTCCCGACGATCCGGTTGTTCAGTATTTTCCAATTTATACCCCTTTAGGTAAATTTACGGCGAAGTTGTGAAAGAACTTGATTTGCTTGTTTGTGCGTCATATTTGCCAATTGCTGGCGCATGACTTCCCGTCTAGTGTCTTTTGGTGGCGGCGGCTTGCTTTCCATCTTTTCGTTGCCAACCTCAATACAACCATGCGCTTGCAGGTGTTCACGATGCCTTGAACGGCTTGTAATCATTGACCCGTCGATCATTGATTTGTAGGGCTGTATGTCAGGCATCACCATTGGGCCAAGGCTCTCATAATGCTCGTCTGAGCCTTTTTCAACCAACTTGCCATCAACGTAAACGTATGTTTTCCTCATAGCAGGCTTAAAACCTCCTCGTCATCCATCTCAATCCATGCCGCATAAATTGACTCAACCCT